ATTCGCTTGAATACTATCCTTTCGTGGTAGCCAAGGTCATAAACAAGATTAACGACAAGCGATATGAGCGGAGGAAAAACGGGGAAGATAAGATTGTCTTGCCGACCAGGAGTGAAATCTCCCAGATTATTACTGGTAAAACGTACTGATGTTTTACGATTACAAGAATTTCCAGGTAAAGCACCTTGAGTGTAAAGCCTGGGTATTAACTGGCACAGCCTGCCTGATCGATGGCACGTCTTGCAAAGACTTTGCTTTCCAGATCACAGAGCAGGAAGCCGAATCAGCTCTCATTGATCCAGAAGATTACTTCCTGGTTCACTTTGAAGAACAATTCCTGACATACGCGACACTCGCAGTATTAGACGACTCAAGCATAGAGGGAAAATCACATGGCCGGCGGAAGACCACCGAAATTCAGCTCTGCGGATGACTTGCAGACAGCAATCGATGAGTATTTCAATTCATTGACTACTGTTGACGAGGAAGGTGAGATAGTCAAAGAGCCTCCTACGATTTCAGGGTTAGCGTATCACCTGGGAATGAGTACAGAGTGTTTGAGAAACTATGGCACTCAAGACAAGTTTTCGGTGACAGTAAAAAGAGCCAAGCAGCGAGTAGAGATTAGCCTGGAGCAAATCCTTTACTCTGGCAAGACGCCGACTGGCGCGATCTTCTCATTGAAGAACAACTACGGTTGGAAGGATAAGACCGAAACAGACATGAATGTTACTGGCGATTTAGACTTGGCAGCTATCCTGGCTGAAGGACGTAAACGTGCAGAATCTGGCGACTGATCAGGACGCAGCTCTCGCCAGGGCAATGATTGAATTCTATGACGACCCAGCGGGATTCGTCAGAACCTTTTTTCCCTGGGGGAAGCCTGGGCCCTTGGAGGACCAAGACGGTCCTGATCAATGGCAGCTCGATCAGTTTGCTGCTATTACCCAGGCGATGAAGGATGAACCACTGGGAATAATTAGAGATGCTACAGCTTCCGGTCACGGTATCGGTAAGTCAGCTCAGACTTCCTGGTTGATACTCTGGGCAATGAGTACAAGGCCTCACTTGAACGGTGTCGTGACTGCAAACACGTTCCCCCAGTTGAATACAAAGACCTGGAGAGAGCTTGCCTTGTGGCATAAACGGCTTTATCACAGTCATTGGTTCAAGTGGACCGCTACAAAGTTCTTCCAGGTTGATCATCCAGAAACTTGGTTTGTTTCGCCTATTGCGAATAGCGAACACAATTCAGAGTCTTTTGCTGGGCAGCACGGCGAACACTCGCTGATCATTTACGATGAAGCTTCCGCTATTCCTGATGTGATCTGGGAAGTATCCTCCGGTGTGAAAGATCCCAGGACAATGTGGTTTGTCTACGGCAACCCTACCAGGAATACCGGACGGTTCCGTGAGTGCTTTGGTAGAGAGCGAAACCTTTGGGTATCAAGACAGGTTGACTCCCGAACCTGCAAGATGCCGAACAAGGCAGAACTACAGAAGGACGTTGATGCATACGGTGAAGACTCTGACTTTGTTCGTATCCGTATCAGGGGAGAGTTTCCCAGGGCAGCAAGTAATCAGTTTATCAGTGAGACATTGATTGATGCTGCACTCAATCGGGAGATAGACACAAGACTATTCGGTCAATACCGGAAGATTATCGGTGTTGATGTGGCTCGGTTTGGTGACGATGAGAGTGTGATCATTTGTCGCCAGGGTCCGAAGTGCCATCAGCCAATCCGGTTTAGACAGATCGACACGATGGAATTAGCAGCTTATGCCATCGATGAGTACAATAAGCAGCAGGCTGCAGTGATCATGGTTGATGGTACTGGTGTTGGTGCTGGTGTTGTTGACCGGATAAAGCAGACAGGTATTCCTGTCGTTGACGTTCAATTCGGCGCACAGGCAACAGACAAGCGGCAATACTCAAATCTACGCTGTGAGATATGGGGCAGGATGCGTGACTGGCTCCAGGGTGAGGTTGATCTACCAGAAGACCTGGATCTGGCAGCAGACTTGAAAGCTCCAGAGTACGGCTATAACCAATCAATGCAGATTCAACTAGAGAAGAAAGATTCCATGAAGCGAAGAGGATTAGCAAGTCCAGATGCCGGCGATGCATTGGCGATCACTTTCGCTGATTACAACATGGCTCCTGGTGTTGCAGTGAGAAGAACGGTTTCAAGAAGGGTATCGGTGTAATGGCTGGTTTATTGGTGATGATGAGCAACGAAGAGCTGGACGCTCAAGAGGCTGAGAAGCTGGCCCAGGAGCAGGAAGCTCTCCAGGTACAATTCAAGTCAGCTCTGACAAAGTTGGTTATGGAGCAATGGCAGATCAATAAACGGGCTAAAGAACCTGTAACTGAAAGGCTGCTGAAATGCTTACGTGCAAGACAGGGGAAATATGATCCTGATGTCCTGCAGAAAATACAGAATGAAGAGGGTGGAAGTGATATCTATCTGAACATCACTGGTATGAAAGAACGCCAGGGTGTAGCTCAGATTGCCGATATCATGCTGTCTCCAGGTACAAAACCCTGGGGCATGGAACCGACTCCAATTCCAGAGCTGCCAAAGGACATAGAAGCCCTGGTAGATCAGGAAATGGCGAAGGGGCCACAAGTCAATATTGACGAGCGCAAGAAAGGCGTTAAAGACAAGATACTGAAGAATCGCAGAGAAGCTGCAATGAAAGCTTCCCGTGCGATGGAGGATCAGATCGAGGACCAGTTTGCAGAGGGCGGTTTTGATGATGCTCTGATGGAGTTTATTGAGGACTTCTGCACATTCCCGACAGCCATCTTGAAAGGCCCAGAGTACAAGTACGTTAAAGACTTGAAATGGGGCCCGAACAATGAACCTGTTTTGGCGAAGTGTATCAAGGTCCGTGACCGCAGGGTATCGCCGTTTGATATCTATCCCAGTCCAGAATCTACCAATCCCCAGGAAGGCCGTTTCATTGAGTTGATCCGCTACTCCAGAGATGAGCTGTATAACTGTATCGGCATGGATGGCTATGAAGAAGAAGCTATCCGCGAAGTGCTGCGCAGTACAGCACATGGTCGTGGTCAGACCTGGATTGATGATGACAGTCATCAGCGTAGATCTGCTGAAGGCAAGAATGATGTCCTGGAGCAGGACCGGATAATCACAGCTCTGCAGATGTGGGGCGGTGTTCCTGGTGTTTATCTCATGGATCACGGTATCGACGTACCGGACCCTGATCGTGAATATGAGATAGTCATTGAGATCATTGATGGTAATGTCGTGATGCTGCGTATGAATGCTGACCCTTTGGGTGAACGTCCATACTACTCAAGCAGTTACCAGAAAGTGCCAGGAAGCTATTGGGGTATCAGTCCACCAGAGTTGATGGAAGATATCCAGCGTATGTGCAATGGCTCTGCCAGGGCATTATCAAACAACATGGGTATGTCGTCCGGTCCACAGGTATTTGTGAACATTGACAGACTCCCCCAGGGTGAACCGATTCCTGTCCTGGAGCCTAATCACGTATGGCAGGTATCTGATAATCCTGCTATAGCGAACAGCGGCGGTGATCCGGTTAAGTTTTACCAGCCGTCCTCCAACGCAAAAGAGTTACTGGTTGTCCTGGATAACTTTGGTCAAAAGGCTGATGTGGTTACAGGTATTCCGACCTTGAACCCAGCCGAGCAGCAAATGCATGGCGCTCCAGAAACAGCTCAAGGTATGGCAATGCGTATCGAGGCTATGACCAAGGGCATCAAGCAGGCTATACGAAACATTGATTTTGATGTCACCAGGAAGCGTGTCTCCAGGCAGTACCGAGACAATATGATGTATTTGCCGAATGATGATATCCGTGGTGATATGGATGTCGTTGCACGTGGCGCTACTGCTCTGATCGGCAAGGCTGCTACCCAGGCAAGACGCAATGAATTCCTGAAGCTGGTTGGCTCTGGTATCGATGGCGGTTTGATTGATCCAGTCCGTAAGATGAAGCTAATCAAGCAGATTGCTGACGACATGGAATTGAGCGACATCATGCCTGATGAAGCCGAGATCGAGCAGACCGTGAAGATGACGCAGAAGAAACCGCCTGCTGATCCAAAGGTCCAGGTCGAACAGATGCGGATGAAAGGTCGCCTTGAAGACCAGAAGATGGAAAACATGAATGCTGAGAAAGATCGTCTATCACGTGAACGGATAGCTCAGTACAATTATCTAGCCAAGAAAGACCAGCTCACAGCCCAGGAGAGAATGCTGTTTCAACGGCTCCAGGCTGAGATGGGCAAGGCAGCAATCAAAGAGCGTGGCGCTAATGAGCGATTCATAGCTGAACGCCAGATCAAACAGCAGTATGGAAGTGGTATATAAATACAGAAAGTGACTTCCTGAAAGACTTGGAAAAAACCATTGATTAGACCTGACAAAGACACTGTTGCAGCTCTGCACCGACTGAAGCTCAATGGTGATTTCCAAAAAGTAATTAAATGGCTGGAGGAAGCATTGAAGAATGCTACCCCTTTGGTGGAGGTGAAGCCGCGGCGCGTTGGCGGCGCTACATACCAGATTCCTGTGGAGATCAGCTCCACTCGTCGCACGGCGCTGGCTATGCGTTGGCTGATCGACTCGGCACGCAATCGAAGTGGACGCGA